CGCAATCGAGACACAGATCGAGATTGACTACCAACTCAGCCAGGCTGGTCGCGGCCTGAAGTACAGCAGCGATCCAACATTGCTGATCAAGGAACCAGCCACGACCGACAGCGAGATCATCAAGGGAGCCGGCAACGCCCTCGTGGTCAGCGAGAAGGGCGACGCGAAGCTCCTGGAGATAGGCGGCACGGCGTCGGCTGCAGTCATCGAATATGTGCGGGCGCTTCGCGAGCTGGCTCTGGAAAGCGTGCACGGCAACCGGGCGAATGCCGACCGGCTGACCGCAGCTCAGTCGGGCCGCGCGCTAGAACTGATGAACCAGGGCCTCGTGTGGCTCGCCGACAATCTTCGCATCAGCTACGGCGAAGGAGCTCTGCTGCTGCTCGCACGCATGGTGCTACGGGCTTCGCAGGTCTATCGGCTGCGAGTCATGGGACGCGAGATCCAGGCAATGGATCCTGTAGCTAGGCTCTCGCTAAGCTGGCCACGCTGGTATCCGACCACCGCCGATGATCGGCAGAAGGATGCGCAGACGCTAAGCAGTCTGGCGAATGCGGGCCATATCAGCCGCGAGAGCGCGGTGAAGGCGATCGCCGACACGTTCGACATTGAGGACGTGCCGGCGGAACTGGCGCGCATCGTCTCAGACCGGAACACCAACGGAAGCAACTGAATGTCACAAGACGACACGCCTCCCGCACCGGATGATGATCCGGTCGCGGAACTTCGCATGCGAGCGGAATCGCTCGAGCGTCGATTGGCAGAGACCGAGCGTGAAGCGCGTGCGCGCGTCGTGCGTGCCGAATTGAAGGTTGAGGCGGTACGCGCGGGGATCGTCGATCTGGACGGACTGAAGCTACTCGACCTCAAAGACGTGGAACTGACCTCGGATGGCGAGCTGGCAAATGCTGGTGAGCTCATGGTGCAACTGAAACGGGCAAAGCCCTGGCTGTTTGGTGGCACATCGTCTTCCAGCCGGACCCACCCGCCCCCCGCGCAACCTCTCCGCCAAAAACTTGCAAATGAAATGACCGATGACGAATACCGGGCCGCTCGCGCGGCGATCCTGAAACACCAGTCATAGAGGGGATTCCCGAATGGGCATTCAGAACTTTCCGGCAGTCCTGCAGCCGATCATTCAGCAGGGCTTCCTGGAGCGCGAATTCCAGCAGGCCATGAGGTCGCGGCTGGGATACCGGGCCTGCGCCGATCGGGTGCAAATCTCGGTGGGTATCGGTGAGACCCTGACCAGAACGCGGGCCGGCCTGAAGCCAAGTATCACGACCCCGCTGACGGCGAGCTCGAACACCAACCTCGATAACGGCATGACGCCGAGCGGTTGGGGCGTCGAGCAGTACACCATCACCATCAACCACTATGCAGCCACGACCGACCTGAATATGGTTACCAGTCGTGTCGGGATCGCATCACAATTTCTGCAAAATGCCTTCGTAAACGGTGAGCAGGCGGCTCGCAGCCTGGATGAACTAGCCCGCAATGCGCTGTTCAGCAGTTACTTTGGCGGCAACACGCGGGTTCGCACCACGTTGGGCAGCCCTGGTGCCGCCGTCGCAGTCGATGATGTCCGCGGCTTCCAGAACGCCTTCGTCAATGGCGCACAGCAGCAGGTTGGCGTGTCGAATCCCCTCACGGTCGCCGTTGGCACAAATGCCTACACGCTGGTTGGCGTCACCGCCGACGTCACCAATGTATCGACTGCGCCGAATGGCGTGTCTGGTGTTCTGGCCTTCTCCGGCAACGTATCGGTATCCGATGGCACAGCCGGCAATGCGGTGATCGCGGCCAACGCGGCGGTGGTCGTCCGGCCGTCGCAGCGCGCTACGACGGCCGCGTTGACCGCGACCGACATGCTGACGATGGCCGGTTTGCTCGATGCGGTGGCCAAGCTGCGCATGAACGCGGTACCGGAAATCGACGGTGTCTACAACTGTTATCTCGATCCAGTGTCCGCCCGGCAACTATTCGCTGATCCGGACTTCAAGCAGTTGTTCCAGGGCGCCACTTCGGCAAACCAGGTGTTCCGCCAAGGTATGACGAACGACTTCCTTGGCCTGCGGTTCATCCCGACCACCGAGGCCTTCGTGCAGCCACATCCGACACTTGCGGGCCTGATGGTGCGGCGGCCCATCATCTGCGGCCAAGGCGCACTCATCGAGGGCGACTTCGCCGGCATGGCAGCCGAGGACGTGGCACCAAAGGATTCGATTGTCGCCGTTGTCGATGACGTGGCGATGGTGACACGCGAACCAATCGATCGTCTGCAGCAGATCATTGCTCAATCTTGGTATTGGATTGGCGGTTTCTGCGCGCCGTCTGACACCACAACCAACCCGACCACGGTTCCGACCGCCACCAATGCCGCGTTCAAGCGCGCCGTGATGGTCGAGCACATCGGCTGACCCCCGGACACGGAAAAGCAAATGGCCATCGGCTCCATCACACCGTTTCGCCCAACCGGAACGGCATCACTAAGCGCGGGCACGTCTTCCGCCACGGTGGCCCTCGCGGGAGGAGGCGATTCGATCGTCGTGACCAATACCACCGCTTCGCTCGCCTATGTGCGCTTTGGTGCCGATCCGTCGGTTTCAGCCTCCGTCGCCGATATGCCGGTGATGGCGAACTCGCGGGCGATGCTATCGGCGAACAACCTGGTAACCCATGGAGCCGCAGTGCTTGCTTCTGGCAGCGGCACAGTGTTGTTCACCCGCGGCGACGGATCCTACGTGTGATGGCATTCACGGACGCCGAAAAGACGGACATTCGTCGATTCTGTGGCTACCCCGCGTACGGGGCGGCGAACTCGGGATTCCAGAATTGGCGATTCACCCAGGCCTCTGGCTTGCTGGAATTCCGGATGAATAACATGTCTGATGCAGAAGAGGCCATCGTGCGGCGCTACCTTGGCACGCTGACCGTGCTGGAGCTCGCCGTGCCACGGGCGGGCGACAATCTTGATACCGACCAGGCGTCCATATGGACACGCAATAGGGATGAGCTCCGCGACCGCACCAGGTTGTTCGATGACTGGCGGCGGCGACTCTGCGGCTTCTTTGGTGTTCCGCCAGGACCTGCACTGACGGACAGCGGCATTGCCCTGGTCGTGTGAAATGGATCCTGACGCATTGCCGGATAGGATCTACCGCGGTCTGAACGCCACGGCACGAGCGGTCGGGACGACCACTGATGCCTATCGGCCGTCGGGATCCTCCGATCCACTGGCTGCGGAGAACCGGTTCCTGCGCCTCCGCGCCGCGTTCACGGCACGCGATGGCAGGTTCGCTCACCCTAACGCATACGGCGACGCGCTGTGGTACGGTGTGTTCGATGCAGCCTACACGCGCCCCGGCGATTATCTTGTGCAGGCTGGCACCACCTGGTTCATCGCCGCTCAACAACGGCTTGCACCGGTGCTGTGCGTGCAGGCCAACCGCATAGTGTCCTTCTGGCGCCCAGCCGCGCCGTCGAATACTGGCGTGAACACCTACGGCGGAGTCATCACCGAGACCAACGAAGCACTCCTCTCGAACTGGCCGGCCAGCATACTCGGCGCAGCCGGGCGAGGACATCCGAATCCGGATCTCCCAAGTGACAGTTCCATCCCCTATTGGACCGTTCTACTGCCCGCGATACCGGGTGTGATCCTGCGTCCGTCGGACCTCTTGACCGACGACCTCGGGCGGAATGCGGTCGTCGCCGCGGCCGAATTGACAGATCTTGGCTGGCGCATCACAGCGAAACAGGCAACAACCTGATGGCCGACCAATCAGACGTGGAATCCGCTCTGGTCGAGGCGGTCTCAATTGCGCTCTATCCGAATGGAACCAGCCAAATCAGCGTTCCCGGTCCCGATTGCCGGATCTATCGGGGATGGCCCAACTCAGCTGCATTGGACGCCGACCTTCGAGCCGCAAAGATCAACGTGACAGTTTTCCCTGGCGGCGGCGCGAGCCGGACAACCACCCGATACGCCGAGCATTGGATGGGTGCTGCCGCACATCCGAACCTGACCGCCAAGGTCAATGGTAGCTCGGTGACCTTTGGCGGAAGTGCTGACATCGGCCAGATCGCCGGCGTGCTCATCGACGGCACGAGCTATGCGTATCGCACGCAAGCGGGTGACACGCCACAATCGGTAGCTGCCAACATTGCAACCATGGCCCGCGGCAAATCGATCGTTCGCCTCACGTACAGCACCTTGTCGATCCCGGGAGCCGGCGACCTCGTAGCACGGGTAGTCGCTGATGCTCCTGTACAACAAGAGGTTCGTCGGCAGGAACAGGGGTTTCGAATCACCTGCTGGTGTTCTACTCCCGCGACACGAGACACGGCGGCCACCGCAATCGATCAGGCCTTAAGCAGCCAGCACTTCCTAACATTGGCGGATGGGACAACGGGCAGGCTCACCTACGTCGGCACGACCGTTTTCGATCAATCGCAGAACGCCAGGCTGTATCGGCGTGATCTTAACTACAACGTGGAATACGCCACGGTTGTTTCAAACACACTGCCTGCGATGCTGTTCGGCAATCTGGTCCTGAACTCGGTATCAATCGCTGCCTGAACACTGGAGATCCCATGGATATGCATCTCGTCGTGGTTAGGTCATTTGGCGACTTCGCCCGTGGTGACATCGTCACCGATGCCGTTCGCATCACGGAAATACTGAACAGCGAACATGCATACTCGGTCGTGCGCGTGGTCTCGCCAACGGCCAAGGGAGCCTGAACCAAATGCCTATTGTCCAACAGGGCAGCATCAACACCACGGCACTCGTGGTGCCGGACCTCTATGTCCAGATTGTCCCACCGCAGAACCTTGTGTTGAACGGGGTGCCGACGAACGTGGTGGGCGTCGTCGGCACGGCCTCGTGGGGGCCGGTCGGGCATCCGGTAATTGTCGCCACCATGGCGGACTATGCCCAGAGTTTCGGCCCGGTCATGGCACGCAAGTATGATATGGGGACGCAGGTCGCCGCGGCGGTTCAACAGGGGGCTCAGAACTTCCGCTGTATCAGGGTCACCGACAGTACGGATTCCGCCGCGCAGGCCGTGTTACCTGGAACGACCGTCACCTTCACCGCACTTCACACTGGCTCGCTTGGGAACCGGGTCGTGCTGACGCTCTCACAGGGATCCAAGGCCACCACCTGGCGATTGACCATTTCGCTCCCCGGACTACAGCCGGAGGTTTACGACAATATTGCCGGGACTGGCGCCCTATTCTGGTCAGCTTTGACCGCGGCAGTGAATCTCGGACAGGGCCCTCAACGCGGGCCTTCCCAATTCATCGTCGCCAACGCCGGCGGCGCCACTATCGCGCCGAACGCCTTTTCCATTGCACTCGGCTCTACCTCGGCCGGCTCCGACGGCGCTGCCAGTGCTACGGTAACAAGCCTCGTCGGTGCCGATGTTCCACCGCGGTCTGGCATGTACGCGCTGCGTGGCCAAGGCTGCGGCATTGCAATGTTGTCGGACGCCGATGATCCCTACTATTGGACAACCCAGGCTGAGTTCGGACTCGAGGAAGGCATCTACATGATCCTCACGGGTCCGGCCGGTGACAGCATCCAGAACGCGGTTATCGTCAAGCAGCAGGCGGGGCTGGACTGCTACGCGGCGAAACTGATGTTCGGCGATTGGCTATGG